AGGTCAAACTGACGATTACCCATCATTGGGTGGTGGAGTATTAGGTTCAAACAATATGGCAGAAGTATTGGGTTATGGAAATTTAGGTGGAAAGCAAGATAAAGAAACAGCAAGAGAAATGGCAGCAGTAGACACAATTAAGAAAGCTGGAGTTAGTGTAGATTCAGTTCCAGAAGGTGTACAAGATGCTTTAACTCGTGATTACTCTGGACTGATGAAAGCAATTAACAAAAAGAAAAAAGGTGAGAACTTTAGACCATAATGGCAAGTGTAAGAGAAATAGATAGAAATGATGATGTGTATGTTGGAGTTAGATTTCCATTAGGTTACAGTCAAGAAGGATTTTTGTTTAAGACAAAAACTATATTGGAACAAGCAAAAGCTAATATGAGAAATCTATTATTAACATCAAAGGGTGAGAGAGTTATGCAACCTGAGTTCGGTTCAACACTAATGGATGTGATTTTCAATCAAGGACCAGATATTCAGAATCAAATTGATGAAGCTATTAGAGAAGCAGCTTCAACTTGGTTACCTTATGTCATTATAAACGAAATATCTATGTTTGAAGAAAACAATCAAGTTGATGTATCAATAGATTTTTCAGTATCATTAGAACCAAATTCTTTTGAAACATTAACATTTAATTTTAATATTGGAGAATAAAAATGCCGAGGCAAGTAGACTACGGAACACATAAAAAGTTAGTAAAGAAAGAGGTAAACTATCTCGGTAGAGATTTTCGTGATATTAGGCAAAACCTTATTGAGTTTGCAAAAACTTATTTCCCAACAACATACAACGATTTCAATGAAGCATCACCAGGTATGATGTTTGTTGAGATGGCTGCATATGTTGGTGATGTATTAAATTACTATGTTGATAATCAATTCAGAGAAACATTATTACAATTTGCAGAAGAAAGAAAAAATGTATTGGCAATCGCCCAATCATATGGATATAAACCAAAATTAGCAGCACCTTCTACTGCAACATTAACTGTTCAAGTTGATGTTCCTGCAAAAAATTTAGGTAGTGGTAACTTTAAAGCAGACTTAGATTATGCAGGTATACTAAGTTCTAATTCTACAGTAGCATCAACAAATGGAACTGAGTTTAGTTTAATGGATGATGTTAATTTTAAAACATCAAGTTCATTAGACCCAATGAAAGTAGAAGTATTACAACCATCTTCAGGTAATGTTCCGACAAATTATAGATTAACTAAAAAAGTTTTAGCAAAATCAGGAATAAGAAAAACAGAAACATTTGCATTTACATCGGCCAAAAAATTTGACAAGATAGTTTTATCAAATGATAAAGTGACAGAAATTGTATCAGTAACAGATAGTCAAAATAATATATACTATCAAGTTCCTTTCTTAGCACAAGATACAGTGTTTGAGTCAGAAGAGAATACAACACTCAATGACCCATCGTTATCACAATATCAAAATGACACACCTTACTTATTAAGATTAATCAAAACAGCAAGAAGATTTACAACTTATGTTCGTGATGATAATAAAATGGAAATAAGATTCGGTAGTGGTATTAGTGCAGACGCAGATGAAGAAATAATACCAAATCCTGATAATGTTGGTTCATCATTAGGAACAGGCATTTCAAGATTAGATGAAGCATTCGACCCAACAAATTTCTTAAAAACACAAACATTTGGATTAGCACCAAGTAACACAACACTTACCGTAACTTATAATTATGGTGGTTCAGTTGAGGATAATGTTCCTTCTAATGCTATTAATAGATTTAGTAGAAAAACATATACTAATAGCACAACAAGTTTAAATAGTGATACACAAAATACATCAAATGCAACATTAGCATTGTTCAATGAGGAACCTTCTTCAGGTGGTGCAAGTCAAGAAACATTAACAGAGATAAAGGAAAATGCTGCAGCATATTTTAATGCACAAAACAGAGCAGTAACAAGAGCAGACTACATAACAAGAGTTTATTCCTTACCACAGAAATATGGAAACATAGCAAAAGCTTATGTTGTTCAAGATGAACAATTAGAACAAGAAGGACAATTGGAAGTTATCAATGGAGTAGCAAAGAAAGTTAATCCAACAACTATTCCCAATCCGTTAGCACTAAATATGTATTTATTAGGATATACAGGAGATAAAAAATTAACTCAAGTAAACAATGCAGTAAAACAAAATTTAAAACTATATCTTTCACAATATAGATTATTAACAGATGCGATTAATCTTAAAGACGCTTATGTTATAAATATTGGTGTTCAGTTTAACATTATAACTCGTAGAGGATATAATAAAAATGATGTATTGTTTAGAGCAATACAACAAGTGAAGAGTTTCTTTGCAACAGAAAAATGGCAAATTAATCAACCAATCGTGTTGAGTGATTTAGCATATCAGATTTCATTAGTGGATGGGGTAGTTTCTATTGTTCCACCAGAAACAAATAATCCACAAAAGAATTTAATTGTTATTACGAACAAACATTTAACATCAGACAATTATAGTGGTAACGTTTATAGTATTGATGAATCATCAAAAGATGGAATCATATATCCATCATTAGACCCAAGTATATTTGAACTGAAATTCCCCGATACAGACATCGAGGGAAAAGTATTGGGAGATAAATAATGCATTATTTTGAATTTGGAAAACGAGATACAACACTTTATTCGGGCGGAACAACATCTTCCATTAATACTGGATTAGACGAAATATTAGAAGTCAATAAAGTCGTTCAACAAAATGGTAGTATAGCAAACGTATCAAGAATCTTGATGGACTTTGACTTAGCATACATCTCGGAATCAATCCAAAGTGGTGTAATGCCAACAGGAACAAAATTCTTTTTAAATTTATTCGACGCAACATCAGAAGAAGTTGAAGCAGAACAAAAATTACACGTCTATATGGTAAGTGGTAGTTGGAAAGCAGGAACAGGAAAACTTGACCATAATCCAGTAACGGATGATGGGGCAAGTTATCAATATCGTAATCACGCAGCAAAAACACCTTGGGTAACAGGTTCAGTATTGACTGAGGGTGGTACTTGGTTTACATCAAGTATTGACGCCAATCAAGAGTATGGAATTAGTTCTTCTTTCGATATTACGTTTGACAAGAAGGATGTCAGAGCAGACGTAACGGACTTGGTAAATAATTTTATTTACTCAAGTTCAGTTTATCCGAACAACGGATTTATTATCAAAAGAGAAGATAGTGGTTCTTATGGAAACAACAACGCAACAGCAAGTTTTGATTTCAATACAGGACAAGAAGGTGATTCAAGTCGTTTAGGAAATCTAAAATTCTTTTCAAGAGAAACACATACAATATATCCACCTAAGTTGGAAGCAGTATGGGACGATTCAGTTTGGTCAACAGGAAGTTTATCACCATTAAGTTCAACAGATTTGGAAAGACTAAAAGTTTATTTTAAAAATTTAAGACCTGAATATAAGGAAAAGTCAAAAGTAAAACTAAGAGTAGTTGGTAGAGAATTATATCCAACAACCGCTTTTGCTACAACACCTGCAGAATTAGATGTAAAATATTTACCAAGTGCATCTGCTTTTTATTCAGTTCGTGACGCAGAAACAGAGGAAGAAATAATTCCATTTGGAACAGGTTCAAAGATTAGTTGTGATTCAACAAGTAACTTCTTTAATATACAAATGGACGGACTACAAGCAGAGAGAAATTATAGATTTGCTATCAAAGTAATTAGTGGTAGTAACACTACTGATGAGCAAATTAATTTCTATGATGATGAATTTGAATTTAGAGTGGTGAGATAAAATGCCTTATTTACCATCGGACGCAAGAAAAAAATCTGAAGAATATAATAATATTCTAAGTGGAGATGTCATAGAATATCAGAATACAATTGAAGACCTAAAGAAGTCATTAAATATATCAGGTTCAGTAGTTGATGCGAAAGCACCACTAAGAAATTCAGAAGGAATATTACAATCATTTGAGGGTTCAATAGATGGATTATCATTAGAAGAAGATTTTCAACAAGTTCGTTTAGAAAACAAACAACAATTCTTTACGGGACAACTTGATAATAGTTTTAGTTTCTTTGGAGCAGGACAAGATGGTTCAACAACAGATTCAGAAACAGAGACAACAAGCAACCAAATAACTACGGAAGTAATTGAGTTTCAAGCAACCATAAGAGATTATTTAATTCAAGTCATCAATGAGTATTTTAATGAAGAAAACACACCAGATATGTCGACAGATGCTTTACACGAAAAGATATTGAAATTTTTTAAAGAAAACAGAAAAGATAAAAAAAATGTTAATGCTGATGGTTGGGAAGCATTTAGAATTAATACGAAAAGAAACGTTAGAGGTATAAGTGGTAGAAGACTACTCGAAATATTTGGAGATTTAAAGAATTTTCGTTATGATGAAATAGTTGAAGACCATTTATACAGAACACTACAAGGTCAACGAATATGGTTACAACTTGGATTCCCATACATAATAGATAAGAAACTTGATTAAGGATAACAATGGCTTTAGAATACGGATTCACAGATAAAGAAAAAATAAACTATTACCAACCAAGTAAAGTTTATAGTAGTTTTGGTAAAGATACTACCAATGACTATATTGCATTATATGTCTATGATATTAATGACAATCTGCTCGTAACGAGAATAATGGGATTGGATGAAGTTGAATTTACCAATGATGGTTCTTTTGTTGATTTGGATATTGGACAACATTTAAGAACGTTAGGTTTTAGGCAAGGTGACTTTAAAGTTACTTATAAATTTTTAAGACGATTGGCAGGTAGACCAAGAAGTATTTTTGTTAAAGATAATGGAACTATATTTAAAGGTGAAGCTGAAAGAAAAATAATTAACGGAGAAATAAGATACTTTCAAAAAACATCTGATGAACAAAAATCAAATTCAGAACCTATGGAAGTATTTATTAAAGAACAAAAATATATAATTTCTCAAACTTCACCTGACAAAACAGAATTAAATATCACAACTGACAACTTAGTTATGAATGCAGAATATTTAACTGACTTTAAAGAAATGAATGCTATGATTGAATATAGTGCAATTGAAGCAGATAACTCTGGATTAATTAAATTTGATTCAAAAGACCAAAATGTTTTAGAGTTTGATATCAATTCAAAGGATAGAGGATTTACACAAAATATGGTAGGTGGACAAATTATTATACCAAGTCTATACAAGATTACAGGTAATGAAGATACAACAAATGAAGATACTTCATCACCACAACAAGACCCAATTACTGAAGATGAATATAGAGAATTAACAACGGAAGAGTTAATTCAATTAGCTTCACAAGGTGATGAAATGGCAGATATGACACTTCAAGAACAAGCAGCAGACGAACAATACTAATGGCTAGAACAAGAACAGAAGAAAGAATGGGAGAAACTTACGGAGAAGCATCCGAAGGAAGAAATCAAGCGACTTCTAATAGAGCGCCAGCAGGCGGTGGTGCACCACGTTTACCAAAACAACCTAAGATAGAACAAATAACTGAAGCAAAAGATACTTCACAGCCAGGTAATGCCGCAGCAAATATTGCAGCAGCATACAAACCAAAACCACCAAAAGCTGTAACTGAAGCAGAAGTAAAATCTGAAATAGTAGCAGTATGTTTGAGAGGACAACCATCACCATCACCAGTTAAACCATTGGTTATTCCAGCACCAGCAATTTTACCACCACCACTAATTACAAAAAACTCTACTAAAGATATAGGTGTTCAAACACCAATGCAAATAAGGTCAGAGACAAATTTAAGACCTGATGGGATAACAGAAATACTTGGACCCGGTGGAATAGTATTGGAAGAAATCGGTGGAGATGGAAGAGTTATCGTTGACCCAATCAAAGATGTAGGATTTGACCCAAAAAACCCACCACCAGCTATTGAAGCACTTAGAGAAGATTTTGCAGAACACGTAGCAACAGGTAAAGATGAAGCCGGAGAAGTATTTGAGGCAAAGCCAGACACAAAGAAAGCTTTAAAGAAAGCTGGATTAGAAAGATTTATTCCTAAAGTTCCTAAAAAAGTTATTGAATCCACTACTGAAAATGAAAGTGGTCATAAAGGTGGTACGGCAAAAGAAAAAATTATAACCACGACTCAGGCACAAGTAAAATTAACACCAAGAGATTATGTAGCAACAATTACAGAAGTCTTAGATAGTAATCGTGTTCGTGTTTCGTTATCATATAATGATGGAGTAAATCAATATCAACACAAGGGTGATGATGAAGTAGCAAAGAAATTTAAAAACTTCCGAGTCAATTATATAAATAATAATATTGAACGATACAAAACCTATATGGTAAAAGATAATCAATATTATTTGATTACTAATGAGGAACTTGGAGCAAGTGGTAAAGAAAGATTTGTCAAATTAAAACAACCACTACAAGGTACAGATGTAGATGATAAAGTTTTATTTGTAGAGAAAAGATTGCCAGACTATAAAGATGTCGTTACATTGAATCCATTTGTAGAAGCAGAAGACAATAGTATATTTTTAAGAATACCAAATTTAAATTCAGTTGATAATCCAATTGACTTTCAAGGAACGAATTATAAAAGTCACGATGGGTTGTTAAGTAATAAAGATGATGACGCAAGAGATATAGAAAGATTATTAACATCAGGTAGTTTATTAGATGTTCAACCAAATATTGATTATCAGAAAACAACAACTGATTTATCAATAGAAAACGATGATACAGGTTTTGGAAACTTTGTTCATTTCTCAAATGCAGAAAGAAGACTTATTAATTTTAAAGAAAAATTAACATTGATTGAAAGTCATAGTGCAGCTAGTGCTTCATTAACAACAATATCAAGTTCTGCTAACACAAGATTAGATTTACAAAGAAGAAAACAACGAGTAATTAATTCTTTTGACCCATATGAACATTATTTATATTTTGAAAGTTCATCTTATGTTAGTTCATCAGACGGACAATTTCACGATACAGCTTGGCCTAAATCAAATTCATCTTCACCATATACATTACAATCAACAGGAGATGCTTCAAGTTGGTACAATAATATGATATCAAGTGCTTCTTCTTATGACCAAGGAAATATGAATTCATTAAGAAATTCATTACCATTACACATTAATCAAGATACTGAAAACAATGTATTCTTAGAATTTATGGATATGGTTGGTCAACAATTTGATGAAATATGGACTTACACAAAATCCATTACGGATGTTAATATAAGGGTAGAAAAGCTATCAGAGGGTATATCAAAAGATGTAGCACAAAATTATGCACGAGCACTTGGATTAAACTTAACGAGTGGGAATGATTTGGTAAATTTACCTGAATATTTATTGGGTAATGATGTTGATGGAACTTCAGTATTTGAATCACCACAAGAACAAGTTACAGAAGAAATTTGGAAAAGAATTTTAGCAAACTTACCTTTCTTTATTAAATCAAAAGGAACGGAAAGAGCATTAAAAGGATTATTAAATTGTTACGGAATACCGAGTTCAATATTACGAGTAAGAGAATATGGTGGGCCTGATAAAGGAACACGAGTTAATTATGAAATTAAAAGAAAGTTCACACGAGCAACAGACTTTAGGTCTTCTCAATTTGTTAAATCACATTGGAAAACAGCCGCAGACGGACAAGTTCCTGATACAATAGAAGTTAGATTTAGAACACCTAAATCACAAGACCAAGTCATATTACAAAAAGATAATGACTTTGCTATTTCATTACAAGATAATGGTTCAACGGATGATTATGGATTTTTAAGATTTGAAATAAGTGGTTCAGACCAAGTGTATGACCAATTTATAACTTCATCGACATTACCATTCTATAATGATGACTTCTGGTCAGTAATGTTNACAAGAAAAGATACAAGTGGAAATGAAATTACCGATGATAAGATATTAAGTCAAAGTGTTTATGAATTAACAACTAAACAATATGATTCAACAAGACAAAGAATTTTATACCAATCAAGTGAAAGTTTACAAACACACACTTCAAGTTTAGCAACTGATNTAAANAANATANCNGGTAGNCAATTAAATGCAGCATACACNTCAAGTGGACACATTTATCTTGGTGGTAGTGGTAGCGCATTTGGTGCTAACACATTTACAGGTTCATTAATGGAGTTTCGTGTNTGGTCAGAACCATTGAGTTCAAGTGTATTTGATAATCACGTNAGAGCACCAAANTCATATAANGGAAATAGTATTTCATCATCATACGATNACTTATTNGTTCGTTATGAATTAAATGATAATAAGAATTTACAATCATCACCAACCTTTTCAAACTCTGCACATTTAAAAACATATGAGTTAGGAACTTCTGGTAGTGATGTTAATGGATTTACAGGTAATTTCTCAAGAACATTAGTAGACCAAGAAAAATTAAGAGTACCGGATATTGGTGGTGTTCGTAGAAATGCTACAAAAGTTAGAATCGAAGATACAAAAATTACACAACCATTAGTTCACAATATTAGAAAAGAAAAGTCATCAGATGATTTTGCACCAATAGATAGTAATAAACTTGGTATTTATTTTGCACCAACTGATGTAGTGAATGAAGACATAATGTATAGTGTAGCAGACTTTGACTTTGATGATTTTATTGGTGACCCAAGAGATGAATTTAGAGTAAATTATCCAGAGTTAAGAAGTATTCGTAGGGAATATTTTAAACGATATCAAAGAACAAATAACTTCTTTGATTATTTAAGAATACTAAATTTCTACGACTCAAGTGTATTTACACAAGTAAAGAATTTAGTTCCTGCCAGAGCAAAAACTTCGGTTGGTATATTAATTGAACCAACTATTTTAGAAAGAAGTAAACAGATTGTTGGAGATAGACCTGAATTTGATAATCGTTATTTTGAAAATGCAGGACACTTTGGTGAGGGAATTAAGGTAACAAGATATATAACAGGTTCAGCTGATAATTATTTCGAAACAAGTGGTGAATACAATACATACAATGGTGAAATTAATTTAAATAATAGTACAGGTTCATCATTAGGATTTCTAAATCAACGCTCTTTAATGGTGTTGGACGCATTAGACCCACGAAGTGAATTTGGTTCATTATACGCAACAGCAAGTGTTTCTCGAGGAACAAGTAATAAAATATTTACAGAAACATTACAACCAAATTTAACGGCATCAAGAGCAGCAGAAAATAATCAAGAAGAAGTATTCTTTTATTCAAGTTCATTGAGTGCTTCAATAGGAGAGTCGGTAGCATATAGTTCATCATTTATAACAAGTGATTTACAGAGTATTGCATATGATTCACCGCTATTTAGAACATTTTACCTCGGAACAAAACTTACAAGAGATAACACAATAGATGGAAAAGAACCTATTGAGATTAACCAAGTATCACCAACAACAATAGTGACACAAGATTCAGACATAACTAAACTAAGAACGGATTAAAACTAATGGAAAATTTAACTTTCTTATATTTATTAGAGAACAAGAATAGTTATATAATTTCCACAGGAGCAAAATAAAATGGGATTTTTAGACAATACGAGTATAACAGTAGACGCAATTTTGACCAAGAAAGGTCGTGAACTTTTGGCAAGAGGGCAGAACGAATTTAAAATAACAAAATTTGCATTAGCAGATGACGAGGTTGATTATAACCTTTACGATACAACACACCCAAATGGGTCAAACTTTTATGGGGCAGTGATTGAAAATATGCCTTTATTAGAAGCGTTCGTAGATGAGAATCAGCTAATGAGATATAAATTGACAACACTTCCAAAGGAAACAGCAAAACTTCCTATATTGGAATTACCTTCACCTTCATTGACTTTCAATGGAGCAGGACAAACTCAAACCATTACACCAAACACTCGTAATGGTATTGATACATCATACATATTCATATTACAGAACGCAGAAATAGCAAATATTTCACCAGTAGGTGTCGCAGTTTCTAGCACATCCCAACAAGCTAAACAAATAGCAAAAACGGGTGGAGTTCTTCAAGAAGAGTTTGATACATTTCCAAAAGCTGGTGGAACAACAACTCCAGTATTTATGAATGAAGGAGAAAGAAAACGCTCAATCACAATTACTGCTAAGTCAGTTAACTTGATATCAAGGTCAATAACAGCACAAACTTCAACAAATATAACGGTAGTAGGTAATAATTCAGGTGCACAATTTACCTTACCAATAACCGTTAAAGCAGACCCAAGTAAAGTATAAGGAGTAATTAATGTCAACATTTCAAATATTTGATAAAGAAAATGATGTAGTTGAAAATCAAAGAACAACTATCTCAAGTGGATTATGGACAGGTGGTTCAGGAACTTTAACCGCAGCATATACACAATCTACAAATGGAAATATTACAGGTTCCTTTTTAGATATCTATAACGAAGACCCAAATCTATCAAGTTCAGCAGAAGTCCAATACGCAGTTGGATATGCACACTTTGACGGAAGTGGTTCAAGAGGTAACACAACTAAATTAACAACAGGTGGTAGACAATCAAAAGCATTGTATAGTCAATTCAGAAATGTATTGTTAGCACCAAACACAGATAAGTTTGAATTTACATCTTCACCAACAGCATCAGGCGATAAAGACTTTTACTTTGTTTCGTTCCAAAGAGCAAGACAAAGAGAAAAGATTGACCCAGGAAATTGGGAATTACATTTATCAGGACTATTGCCAGCAGGTGATACAAAAGATACTAAAATTAAACTAATCGATGATAGTGGAGCAGGAGCAAATGTTACCGTTAATCAAGGTGGTAGAGTATTTAACGTTGTTAGTGGTTCAACTGCAGATGGAGTTAACGTAACAGCAGCAGCTGAAACAGCATTCGGTGCATTTGGATTATTTTATCCCGACTTAGGATTAATATTATTAAATGCTAAGATGGCTGAATTGAGTGGTGGATTATCACCAAACCCAAGAAGTGCAGATGCATTTGACAACAGACCACAAGCATTCTATAACTCAATTGAATCAGGTTCATACTTTGCAGCTCGTAGAGAAGAAGAAATTAGTTCAACGAATTACTTTGTTCGTGTTAATAACAAGAGATTTAACTTTAGTTCTAATCCAACATTTGCAACAGGTTCGGATGGTTCTTTAACTCAAGCTACTTTCTTTAAAGACCCTAAAACTTTTATTACACAAGTTGGTCTTTATAATAATGAGAATGAGTTATTGGCAATTGCTAAGTTATCTCAACCTTTACTAAAGTCATATTCAAGGGAAGCTATTATTAAAGTGAAACTTGATTTTTAGGACAAAATAATGTTCAAAAATCTTGAATTACAAGAATCAACAGTTAGACCTTTTAAAACTCATAAGAACTTTACATTTAGTAATAATGATAGTGGAAGTGGAATATGGGGAATAAAAGCTCGTAGTGGTTCTTTATACAATTACATAAGCGCATCAGACGCAGTGACTGAAGTCGTATCGGGTTCAGTAACAACACGATATTTTTCATCACCAACTTGGCATATGTTAAATCAAACATTTTATGCTAATCATATAACAGCAAGTTATAATCCAGGACTTATAAGTAGAAATCTAAATACATCTGCTTCAATACTAAGTGTTGGTAGAGATTTATTTGGGGAAGAAATAAAACCAGGTAGTCTTGACTTATCGGTAACGATTGGTAGTGTAACTTTTGATATTAGAGATGATGGAGATGGTAATCTTTATGATAATGCACACTCTGCAAGTTTCTCAACATTTAAAACAAACAAATTTACAAGTGGTAGTACAACTACTACAAATGCAGTAGGTAGTGGTAGTGAAGTCGGTAATATAATGTATGGTCAAGGACTATTAGTCTTTACTGATACAGGTTCTTACGCTGATGCAGCAACATCACCATTTACTTTAAAGTATCAAGCAACTCATACAATATATGAATACGAGTATCTTGTAAAAGCAAAACCCTTTGAATTTAATACTTCAACAAATATCAGTTTAACACCTGGTAGAAGTGGTAGTATTACAGTAAAAGAGGGTGCGGTTTCAATGTCTAACTTCTTCCCACCAAGTCACAATCCAAGTGGTCACGGAACAGGAAGTTATGCAACATTCTATAATGCAGCATCTGAGTCATTACCAATGGTAACTGGTTCAGAATTTAAACCATATGTGACAGATATAGGTCTTTATAGTGAAGATAATGAACTATTGGCTCACGGAAAATTAGCAAAACCTATCAGATTAAGTGATGATATCGAGACGACTTTTGTAGTTCGTTTTGATGTATAATCTTTGTAAACTTTATATTTATTATTGAATTGAACCTTAACGGAGAACATAATGTTTCGTTTTATGAAAAAGATGGTTATAACGGCAGTTATGTTTGGATTTGTCTTTACACAAAGTCCAATCATAAGGGTAAAACAAATTGGTGAATGGAAAACACCAGAGTATTGGTGGAAAGCACAAGAGACTGTACAATTACAGACTTTTTTAGCTGATGATATATCAACACCAGCTTTAAAAAATAATAATTTTGATTCTTGGAGAGATGATATTTTAGAAATAGAAGTCACTCTTGATGATGTAGGACAAGATATTACATCAGTTAGATTTGATATTGCATTTGATAATGATTTAATTACTTGGGTTGAAAACGACGGAACCAATCAAGAAACATCAGTCAATG